CATAATCCCTAACCCCCTAAGGTAATCTTCAAGCGCCATGGGATGGCTCCGCTGCCTTGTCGGAAACAACCTTCTTCATCTCTGCCGGTATGAAGTACCCCAGCCCACGGACGTTCTCGATCTCAACGCCAGTGCCAGCCAGCCTGCGCCGCAGCCGGTGAACAGCCACAGCACCGTCGTTGGTGATATCCTCATCTGTTTCGATCATCTCAACCGTGACGGCCTCGTGTTTCAGCAACAGCAGCATGATCTTCGCCAAGACGGGCGAAAGCTTGTATTGCATTTGCAGGTGACGTTGGTCGACCATAGCTTACCCCTCTAGGTAATTTTGTAATAGTATAGCAATCATGTTTGGAGGTGTCAACCCCTATTTTTCCGGCCGGTTTCAAGCCTTTTAGGTGGCTTCGGGTACACCGGGCGTTTTTCCTTAAGCATATCGTCTAATGCTTCACGTCGTTTGTCTAACTCGTCCCTCTGCCGGTAATGCTCAGATATCCAATTTGTCCCAAGTATCAGTGCTTCCACGGATACCAGTTCTTCGCGTTTCACTCCGCAAACCGCCAGCGTCGGCAGCAAGCCCCCAACCACGAACACCACGTCACTCCCTGCGGCAATATCGTCAAGGTTCTTTTCCAGCTTCTGGGTTACCATCTGCCTTGCAGTGCGCCGGGTGTGGTCCCATACGGGATTTTGTTTGAACAGCGCTTGGAGCGCCTCCAAAAAGGCGATGGCTTTGTCCAGTATATCAGCCATAGGTCTGGCCCACATCCGCCTCGGCGTCCAGCGGGATGTTCGGCCCCCATGACGGCCTGCGCCGCATCTCCTCCATCAAGATGCCCTCGGTCACCGCGACGAACTTGTCTGGCGTCACATAGACCAGAGCGTCATGAACCTGCAGGTTCATGTAGATGCCAGCCTTGTCGAGGCGCTTCCTGATCCGAACGGCCGCATCCATGGTGCAGATACGGGACAGGGCTTGGATGATGTTCTCCAGCAGCTTGCCGCCGTAGATCGTCTTCCACATACCCCCATAGGTAAACCGCCACTGATCGTTCCGGTATTGCAAGTCCTTGTAATAGAGGAACAGCCCGTTGGGCAGCCGGATCTTCTCGAACTGGAACCGGATGACTTCGATCCCGTCGACATAGAACGGCTCGTCCAGATCGCGGTCCGTCATGCGGGACAGCATGTTCTCCAAGAACTTCCACATGGCGGGGATCTTCGCATAGACCCGACGGTAGGTATTGACGACCCTCGTGGCTTCCTCGTCGCTCAACTCCAGCAATTCCCCCAACTGGGACCGGGATGCCACGGCGATAGACCCTTGGAACTTCAACCATCCCATGTTGTACCCGAGGCCCAAGACGGCGGTCTTGCCGATGAAGCGCTCCTTCGGGTGCGTTTTCTTACCCACGGGGTAACCGAACACGGTGCTGGCGAACGTGGAGTAGACGTCCTCCTTGTTGGCGAACTGCTCGACCATGTTGCTGGCCCCGCTGAACCAACAGACAAGCCTCGCCTCGATCTGGCTGGCATCGGCCTGAACGACTTTCTCGCCAACTATGGCACGAATGGCCTTCTTGAGTTTGTTCTCCCCACGACTGGGGAGGTTCTGCATGTTCATCTTCCAGTCGCCAGACAGACGGTGGGTGTGCGCCCCGGAAAACTTGAGCGGCATTGGCAGCAGGCGGGCCTGCCCCTTACCCGGCCAAGTAAGGTGCTCGATAGCCATCAGCCTTTGAGTGCGCGTCTCCTCGATTGTCGACTTGATCCCCAGCCGGGCGGCGACCAGTGCCTGCACCATCGGGTTCTCGTGCTCCTCCAGATCAAGGAACTCCTGATCGGTCTTGGCAAACGCTAGTGTTTCCTTGCCGGTCGTCAGCGAAATCTTCGTTGGCGGCTCGACGCCAAGGTTCCGCAGTGCCTCCGCAAACCGGTCGTTGGACATAAGGACGTCGCGGTCTTGGAACCCCGTCTGCGCCAGCAGGACCAGCTTGTCGGTCTGGACCTTTTGCAGATGCTCGGCCAGCAGAGCGCTGTCAAGGACGAACCGGGGCTGCACACACGCCCGCAGCACCGTGTCCATCACCATCAACTCGCTGGCGGGGAAGCCCTGCTTCATCAGCGTGATGAAGATCCCCCAGCTAAGATCCGCGTCCCCGCAGGAATAGTCCGCGTAAGCCTCGTACAACCCAGCCGCCTTGATGGCCGCCACCCGCATCCCCTTGACCTGATGCACTGTGCCACCCTTGACCCCAAGGCCCAGCAGCTTTGCCACGTTGTCAAGGGATAGGCTGCGGGTCTGTGCCTGCAGCCATGCCCGGGACATTCCAAGGGTGTCAATCATCAGCGTCGGCAACCAGTCCATCCGCCACGCGCAAATACCCATGTCGAACGGGGCGTTGTGGCTGATAGCTGCTACCTTCTGGGGTAATCCCCGTAGGTAGCGGCCTAGTTCTCGCTCCTCCAACCAGAACGACTTGTCGTCGCCCTCCTTGACCGCGCACCCGATAATCTCGAAACGCGGGTCAAGGATGTATTCGACCGGGGTCATCTTCCTGAGTGAATACTCGGTGTCGTAATACGTCTCAAAATCAAGGGTGATTTGCTGCATCGCTGGCCGCCTCTTGGGTAATCTCGCCGGTGTCAGTGTCGATATGCGGCGCGGTGTCGTCGCCCACAAATTTGCATTCCTTGATCCGGGCAATGGGGATGCACCAGACCTCTCCGGTCAGGTCGTTCCGCATCACCAGCAACCCGGTATGCGCCGCCTCACGCATCAGATACTGCGCGATCTTGGGTGACGCCGTGATGTGGTATGTGCCCACCTGACCGTCATTGAAGTCGACGGTCACGATGCTGTTGGTCCGGTCCTTGCTCATGGCTTACCCCTAAAGCTAAACACGAGGCTGTTCATCCATTCAGGTGGCAGGGGGTCGCAACCGTTTTCCTCGGGGGCGCAGTAAACCACCTTTGGCCATGTCACCATGATGTAGACCTTTCCCAGCAAGTTAAGCGCCGGGATGGCGGACCCCATGAGTGAAGCGGCGAACACGCCAGCGCCGATGTATAGCGCGAAAGCGTGTGTGAAGGTATAAGCAAGTGCCTGTCTCTGCGTCATCCGACCACCCCCAGCAACTGGCCAAGGTTACCTGACAGGTATTGCCCCTTGGTCAGGTCGAACAACTCGACCCCGGGCTGTCCGATGTTCATGACGGCCGCGAACGCTGCTGCGTTGTTGAACAGGGCCAGTCCCTGTCCATTGGCGTCCGTGATCAGGATCGACCCGTCGGCCAACGTCGTCTTGTTCAAGCGTTTCATCCGATCCTCCGTGCGATGACTTCCCAATCGCCAATGATGCCGGTCCCGTTCTTGGCAGCAGTGAACGTCGCCTTGACCTCGCCGCCTTCCCCCAAGACTTGCTCGGCGGTGCAGGCGACCATCAACAGCCCCTGTGCCAACGGCCCCATGTTGGTGCCATCGGTGGTTACCTTGCCGGGTATACCGGCCATCGTGGTCCCGAAGTCCTCGCTGTAGTAGACGCTATCTGGCGTGAAGTTGGCCAGCCGCGACAGGACCGGGCGCAGTTCCTCCGGGGGCAGCCCCGCTAGGTAGTCCTCAGCCTCATCTCTCGTCATCTCACTCTCCCATAGTACCCGCGCTTTATGCGCTGCTGCACAGTGTCATAGGGCAGCCCGAGGGCAGCCGAAAACTCTTTGATCGTGGCGTATGTCTTACCCTCGTGGGTAATCGCCACCAGCCGGTTCTTCTTGGTGCCGACCATATCCAACCGGCCCCGCTCAAGGGCGCTCTGGATACCCGCCACGGTAACCCCATGCGCCCGCGCCGCAGCCGACATAGAAGGGAACCATGCGCCCCTGATGGTGACCGGGACCGGCTCGAAGTTCTCCATGTCCCACGGCTTTCGCATCAGATCGCCTCCAGCCCCGCGATGGCGTTCTCGCAGTCGCCAATCCACTGATCTTCCTCGCCGTCATAGTTGTTGACCGCAAGGCGCTCTTTGGCTGCATGCAATGTTGCGATGGCTTCCTTGATCGCCACCCCTGCGGGTGTCAGCGGTGGGGGAGGCGGTGGCTCCACGGGGGCAGGCTCCGGTTCCGCATCGCCGCTACCCGGTGGGGTAACCGGCCATTCCTCGGCGCAGCGCTGCAAAGACCAGTCCCACTGGTCTTTCGTCAGGGTGACCGGTGGTCGCAGCAGCTTTGCTTGCTTCCCCGGTGGTATGACCGACTTGACTGGCATCCAGCGACCCATGGGGGTTCTGGACCAGTAGAAGATGGGTTCGTCAGGCATCAGTTCCCTCTCATGTTGTGGAGCGCCGTTAGGACACCCAGATCAAATCCCAAGGTGAATATCGCCACGGCGATAAGGATCACCACCAGCATTGGCGCGTTCCGCTCCAGCCACGGCATCGTTACCTCCTCAGGTTAGATAAACGTGGCGTGGGATCGACCAGCCCAGATCACCGGGCTGTAACGATGGGGCCGCTGCGCGAACGAAGTCATATAGGAGTGCGCTTCGGTCGGCCTGACGCGGACGCTCGTGTTCTCGTTGGCCATCATGGCCAGCAGAACCCGGTCAGAGGCGTTCCTCATGGCCTTGCGGGCTTCCTGTGGTACAGCGGGCAACTCGCCAAACTTGGACGCCTGCATCTTGGCCAACATCCTCTCGTGCTTCGCCTTCAGCTTGGCATCGGTTTCCTGTTCCGTGATGCGGGAAAATACCCCAGTGAGGCACGGCACAAACAGGGCCATGCTGCGGGCGTCCTTGCATTCATAGTTCAGCACCCGGATGGCGTCGACGGTGTCCCCAAAGGCGTCACCCATTTCAGCGCGGCTGCGGATGTAGCCATGGAAGCGTTCGATGATGTGATCCGGTGCATCAGGACGCGGGCCAGCGGCGATATAGGCCGGGAACGGGATGGGCGCAGCGCCGTTGAACACGATCTGCATGTCGGCTTCCATGTCGTCCACCGTGATCTTGGTCATGCATTGGGATGCCAGAGGGAAGCCACCGATCAGGTCGCCAACGTCTTTGATCTGGCGGTAGTGGTTGTGGTCAACAAAGGTGCCGATGAACTCGGTCGACGTCAGAACCGGCGTGATGGCCGATGAGGCAGCAGAAAGGATCTTCTGCAGCTTGCTCGTGATCAGGTTGATCTGCGGGTCAGTCAGAACAGGCATTGGTCAGGCTCCTGTGGTGGGTTACCCCGGCAGGTTATTCTGCCGAGGGGTTACGATAGCTGTCAATGGGGTCATTGTCTGCCATCGCTTTGGCGGTCAGGTGTTCGAGGTAGATGTAGGCAGCGGCAGCGTAAACGATAGCCCCCAACATTTCTTTGCGAGCGGCAGCGTGTTGCCCGCGCACCGCCATGCCGACAGCCTCTCCTGCTTTCTTGCAGACTTGGTAAACCAGCCCGCCCAGCCCTTCGGTCCCACCGATGGCTTTGGGGATCAAGATGATGGGTTGACCAAGGAACGGTCGGCCGCCAGCATGGCGCTCCTTACCCTTGCCACCGGCTGACTGCTCAAAAGCCAGCATCAGGACACGGTGAAGCGGGGCGTAGTCTTCGGGGATGGTTACCTGCGAGGTAACGTCGTCGATCTCAGGCATCACGATCTCCATGTTCAGGTGATGTGATACTGTAATCATTTAGTAATCATATGTCAAGAGGTATTTTTCGGGGGTCACATATCGAGGTTGGACAGGTGACTGGGCACTGGGCCAGCGCCCTCTTTCAAAACCCATTGGCGGTCGGGGTTTGTCACGATCAGTGTTACTAGCACGTCCCATGTTGTCATATCGAACCCCGATGCTTTCAGCATTCTTTTAACTGTCACCAATTCCCCCGTGCTGGCCGCTTTGATAAGACTTTCTCGGTGGTCATGCAGGAGCGGCGTCTGGTGCATTTCCAAGCAAGCGCTTACCAGTGCTATGTTCTCGTCACGCTGAGTGAACGGCCACTTGCCCGTTGTCGGTTGGTCAGCCACGGATCGTTATCTCTCCTTGTTCGTTTACCTCTGTGTTTGGGTAAATCAACGTCCGTATAGCCCGCAACTCCATGATAGGGACATACAGGTAACCCCGGACCTCGGGTGATCCCATAGCGCCGCACTTGGCGTGTTGGATTGCCGTTTCGCGGCTTTGCATTGCGGCCCGCTTTGATCTGGCAAATAGTGCAATGTCATCGGGTATTGGGTATTGGTCAAACAGCGCTTGCAACGCTTCCCCGTGCGCTTTCGCTCGTGTCACCGGGTCAGGCATCGTTACCTCCAGAGGTAAAGATCAGCACCTGCACCGCGTAAAGCTGGTCCATGTCAACCTCGTTGTCCTCCATGTCACCCATGGCAGTTATCTGGTTCTGGCGAAGGGACGACATACACATGTGCAAGATAGGTGCAGCCCCAGCCAGAATACCCTGTTGAAATAGCAGAAGCCTCACCGCGTTCTGGTAAGCGGCCTTCTTGTCGGCATCGGCTCGGGAGATAACGGTCACCATCCTCTGCCTGTGGATCAGGCTATACACCATCGAATATCAAAGCGATCACGGCTTCGACCTCCATCATGTCGATCCCGTCACCGACCATCCAGCGATAGGCCCGGAACTGTTCCGCATCGCGGGCACTTTCACAGCAGTTGCGAACTGTCTTGTTCCAGACCAAACCCTTTGCGCGATACAGCCCAACAACGGCGTCGGCATAGGCCACCCTCTGCCGGTACGTCCCCATAGTCACCTGCGCCAGCAAAAGGGGCCACGGCGGCGGGATTTGGACCGGCAGGGGTTCACGTCCGTGCGGTGTTGGCATCCACAGCTTGTGCGTCGGGATACTGTGCATCTTACCCCCTCAGGTAGTTTTTTCGGGGATCTGGAACGCGGAGTGGACCGGGCAATACAGCCGGATCACGAAGCGGCTGTTCGCTCCACCGTTGATCGGAATGCCTTCACCGTTGCGGTTGGTGGTGGGGTCGCAGGTGCAGCCCAGCTTGGTCGCCAACGGGCTGCCCGGGTTCTCAATGGCGGTTTCCACGATGTGGATGACAGCTTTAGTCATGGTTTAGCCCCTAGCAGGTGGTCACGGATTTCCGTCAGACCATTGAAAAATTGTTCGCGGCCGATGGCATCATTGCCCTCGGCCACCATGAGTGCCTCCAGATACCGGCCAGCGTAGACCGGCGTCGGGAAGCGTTGAAACATCTTGGCATGATGCTCGACAGATGTGAAGTCAGGCTCGTTGTTGGCCACGTTACCTCCTTGGGTATGGTCACCGTTCATGGGGTATCTGCTCGAACAGCAGCATGCACAAGGCATGTACTTCCCGCATCGGCACGGCGCATCTCTTGCAGTGTTGGAGTGCGCGGGCCGGGCTATACGGCGCTGCGTCAAGCGCGTATATCCGTTGCAAGTGGACCTCGGCCACATGCTCCGACCCCCGCCACTCGTGGAACAGCGCAGCCAATGCCTCTTTGAAAGCATGGTTTTTCTCCCACTGGGTAGACATCTGGACCGGATCGTTTGTCATTTCCGAAGCAGTCCGATCACCTGCCTGATGTAGCCTTGCGCGGTGGATAACCCGTTCAGGTAATTCTCCATGGAGATACGACCCATGGGGTTCTTACCTGCCCCAAAGTCTTTGGCCGCCTCAAGGGTTTCACCCACTGTGTGTAGGTTGTCTTTGCATGTGGCGATCTCCACTGCGTCCCATAAAATCAAATCGGTCCCCCTGAGGGGTCCTTTCAACAGGGTACGCACTTCTGATGTCGACAGCCCATCCATCAGCATGGCGATGGCTAGGCGCTTGGCCTCAAGGTCGGCTGGGTCAGCCATATCTGCTCCATAGGATTTTGACGGTGCTGTGGATCAACTCCGCGCTGGGCTTGTTGATAGCCAGCCAGCGGTCGATCTGCGTTTTGCCGGTCGCGCCACTGGGGAAGCCGGGCGTATCCAGCATCAGCCACCCAAGGAAGTGGTCCCGCCGCTTTTGAATGGTTCTCAGACGGCTCCAGCGGACGGCGGGGCGCTGCTTCTCATCGACCAGCGGATTGGCGACGTAGATCCGGGCAAGGATCTCACCCATAGCTGCCCGGATCTCGGCTTCTGTTTCGTCCACAGTTACCTCCACAGGTAAGAACTGGATCATTTGATCTCGATCTTGACCACGTCACCGAAGGGGTACTTGACGCCGCCAGCGATGTCGCCCCAAATCACAGGGTAGCCGGTCGGCGCGGCGGAAGGGAAGCCACCATATCCGTCGGTCAGGTACACCAGAGCGTCGGGCTTGAGGCCCATCTCCTCGATTTTGGCGAACACCGGCTTGAAATCTGTGCCGCCACCACCGTGTGGCTTGAGCGTGTCAATGTCGCCGCCGTCCTCGACCTCGTCAACCTTGTGGACGCGGGCGTCGCACCACATGACATATAGAGTGCGCGGCCGCACGTCCTCCAAGATGCCGCGCATCTCCCCGAAGAACACATCCAGTTCCTTCTGCCCGATGGACCCGGAGGTATCAACAGCCAGAACCACGCCCTCGCATCCGTTGCCCGAACGCTGCGGCGAGTAGATGTCGCGCTGGATCAGTTGCCGGTCGGGCTTGCGCCAGTTGTAGCCGCCGCTGCCCACCTTTCGGGCGAAGAATGCGCGGATGTGATCCTGCCAAGATACAGTCGGCTCAACGATCTCGGTGAATAACCTCGCAAGGTTAGCGGGCAGCTTGCCTTGCAGCTTGGCACTGGCCATGGCGGCGGCGACTGCGGTGTCCCACTCGGTCTGCGAACGGTCCGACTGCGCCTGCCCGGGGTCTTGCCCCTGCCCGGCACCGGGCTGGAGCAACTTGTCAAAACCCTTGCCCTTGAAGTCGTCCTTCTTCTTCCACACCTTCTTGTAGGCGTCCATGAAGGTGTCGTTCAGGGTGGCGATCTTGGGGTCATGCACCCCCACGGTCGGAAACTTGCCGATCTTGTCATGGACCAGCACGTCGTTGATCACAAGGTCCATGGCGATGTTCATCGTATCGTGGTCATAGGGCAGCGACGAACCGTCCACATAGGACACCTTGCCCGCCTTGGACATGGTCCGTCCTATGCTGCAATGGTTGTAGATGCAGTGCAAGATCTCGTGCGCCACAATGAAGACACGCTCGTCAAGGCTGAACGTAAAGAAGGTCGTCGGGTTCAGGATCAGGTTGCTACCATCGGTGGCGGCGATGGGCACTTCCTTGGGGTCATCAACAAACATGGCAACCAAGTCGCCATCAGTGGGGTTCAGCATGCTGAACAGGATATGCGTGAAGGCCGGGCATTTCCACATGAGAGCGCTGCGCGTCTCAATCCACTTGCGCTTGAGTTCAGGTGTCAGTGGGGTTACTTTCAACGGGGTCGGCATGGTTACCTCCAGAGGTTATAATCATTCAAACAGCAGGGAGTAAACTGCCCGCAGTTCATCCATCGGGTAGCCTTCTGTTTCAGCGACGACACGCACATCGACGTGCCCAAGTTTAGCCAGTTCAATCGTCAGGGGGAACCCCCGGATGCGCCGCGTCTTTTCGTCGGGTAGTTTCATCTGGTCTGTTACCTCGATCAGGTAATCCAGCCACACCTGTTTCGGTGGTGTGATTTCAGGGCTGATCTCACCAGTGGCGAAGCCGTCCAACAGAGTGTTGATCGTCTCCTTGACCATGTCTTTCACAATCTGGTCCTTGCTTCTAGTGATCATCTTGATCACGAAGGTTCAGGTTCATCCTCCGTGCCCTCCCAGCCGGTCCCCCGGTCTTTCGCCAGCAACTCGATCTCCGTGGTGTCAAAGAACATGTCGCTGGTGCGGGCCGATACGACCGGCTTACCCCGCGAGGTATTCAGCAGCACAGCGACGTTATAGAGGTCAGCGGCCGTCTGCTTCGTGGTAGCCGTCATTGCCTCCATGACGTCGTCGTCTTCGACATGCATGCGGACGGCGATGGTGAACTCTTGCAGTGGCATTGTTACCTCCTCAGGTAAAGATCATTGCCTCCAGTGCCCGAATGGTGTCACCGGGGACGTCGGGATGGTGTAGATATAGCCGCCCATTATGGGGCCAGCATGTCATATTGCAAGGCCGAAGGCAGTCGGCCGACAACTGGTCCAGCGCCTTCTGGAACGCATCCTGCTGTCGGGCTACAACCCATACGCGGTCGAGTAGAGCGTCACTGGCCGCTACGACCATGGTTACCCCCATAGGTTAGGACCACGCTGATGAGAGCGCGGCCCCATCTCGTCAGCGCAGGCTGGTGATGACCGCCATGATGGCGCTGTTGGCCTTGATCCAAGCCAGCAGTTCGGGCTTCGACACGGCCATCGGGTCGCGGACACAGAGCGACTTGACGAACGTCACCTGCAAGTCGGCAGGCAGGCGCTGCACATACTTGATGATCGGCCCCAACGTCGGGTAGGTGACCATGTGCGACAGCTTATAGGCGACCAGCATCTGCGCGTCGATCTTCGCAGGCAGCTTGGCCTTCATCGGGTCTGCGATGATGTCCTCGGTCTTGGGCAAATCAGCCTCAAGGCGCAGGGTGGCGAACAACTGGGCCGCCGCAGCCTGCCCGATGCCACCGGAAGCGATCTCGATAGCGTCGGTGTCCGTGGGGAGGTCAACGACCGTGGTGCCATCGCTACCTGCGAGGTAAGCCAGCAACTCGCCCGTGGCGACCAGCGAACGCGGAGTGCAGAACGGCCCCTGCTTGTCAGGCAGCGCGTCGGGGAACACGATGTTGGCGTTCTGCATGGCGAAGGCAATGATCGAGTGGTGGACCCCGTTCTTCAAGGCCCACTTCTCCCAGCCTGCCAGATCGTCGGTCACCGGGACCTCGAAGCGCCGGTTGATCAGGTGATCCAGTTCCTTGGTGGAGCCAGAGCGGTCGCCAGCGCGGTTGCCTGCCATCCAGACGACCCAGCCCTTGGGGATGTGGTGCGGCCCGCAGCGCCCTGACAGGGCCATCTCGCCAACGATCTTCTTGACGTCCATGTCCATCTTGTCGGCCTCGTCGACAAAGATGATGCCACCGTCATACTCGGACAGCGCCTTGCCCTCGTCGGTGCGGAACCAGAACGGCGTGGTGTATTTGCTCTCGACCGTGCCGTCGTCCATCTTTACCGGGACGAGGTAACCCACGGCGTCAGCGGGCGTCAGCAACGGTCCGCTGATCACGACAACGCCCATGTTCTTGCCCAAATCGGAAGCGATCTTGGGCACGGCCGCGAGGATGGTGGTGGTCTTGCCACGGCCCGGCGCGGACGTCAGGTAGATGCACTTGCCGGAACGGTAATAGGCCGTCGACAGGCGCAGGAAGTTGGAAAGGTGCATTGCAGTCTCCTTGGTCAGTGGATGTGGGTAGCGGAGTGCGCGTTCGTCGCGCTGGCTACCTGATCAGGTAAAGATCAGGTGGAAAATGCTCAGGGCGCGGTTCTCGTCTCCGCACAAGTTCTTGGAGCGCCTACGGACAGTGTTCAGATCCACAGGACGCCAGTTGCCAGACAGCCCCGGCGCCCCTAGTGCCAGCGTCTTGAGGTCAGCGTCAAGCCGCTTGGCGTCGTTGAGTAGCTTATGCCTGATGGCCCTCACCTGCTTGTTCGTCGCACAGGATCTGGAGCGGTTCACCAGTGCCTCGGCTTTCATTGCCATGATGGCAGCATGCAGGGCATCAACTTTTGGCCCATATTCCGGGTGCTTGCGGGCTTCGGCCACAGCCTTTGACTTGGCAATGGCGGCCAGCTTCGGGTCGATATACCTACCCGGCGGGGTAACCAAGGTGTTCGATGACGGATACCCGTTTATCATGTTATCCCAGTCAGAGGCCGACAAAGCGCCGCCAGCCTTTCTTGGTGGGCTTGATGCTGTCCAACACACCGGACAGTTCCTCGTGCATGTGCGCCGTCGCCAGCTTCGCCCGCAGGCTGTCACGCAAAGCAACCACTTCGTCATGCTGCCGCACGACATCCTTGGCGATGACACGCAGCGCGGCGGCCACAGCGTCATGCTGCGACGGGTGGATGGCGGTGCTGCTGAGTGCGCGAACCTTGCCCACCAGTTGCATGAGTTCGTCTTCCGAACCGAGGTTGTCCCCCAGTTCAGCGTTCAGGTTGGGTTTCATCATTGTTACCTCCTTGGGTATCAGGCTGGATAGTGTAGTGCGTGATCCTCAGACCCTCAATAACGGAGTGCCTGTTCCACTTCCATGCCGAAGCTGGAAGCCAGTCCCGAGAAACAGAACCGTTTGCATACTTACACTTCGTCATGGTCTTTGCTGACAAGCCTTTTGGCTTTCCGTTGCCCGTGTGTTCTATCCATACGGTCACTGTTACCTCCTTGGGTTAGTAGACACGCTCCACCGTGATACGGAACACGGCCCCGTCTCCCACGACGACCTCAATGGACGCCACGTTCATCCCGCTTTCGTCATCGACTTCGCTGGCACCGAACGATTGGCGCTGGCCGTCCATGTCCTCAAGGCCCTCGTCTTCATTCTGGGTGAGGCCCTCTCGGATCAGAGCAAAGATAGAGCCGGTACTTACACGGCTGGCTTTCATGCTTACCCCCTCAGGTATTGGTGCAGGTCAGGGTCAGGCGCAGGTTGAGTGCGCTGCACAGGCTGAACATGGTGTCAGGCCGGGGCCACTTGGTCTTGCCCGACCGCAGGTTGTTCACACAGGACAGCGACAGCCCCACGCGGTTCGCCAGCAACTGGGGATCTCCGTGGTCCCAGATGGCGTCGCGCAGGATCTTCATGATCTCCTCGCGTTCTTTGGCGTTTCTCATTCGATGAACACCCCATCAACCGGGGCAAGCATCTTGCCGCTTTCACGCGGCCAGATCTCCATGCCGTCGGTGTCGGTCACGATGATCGAACGCGGCGCGACATCATCTGACATCATACCCCCGGTGATCGAAATGTCACCGAACTTCTTCTTGATCGCTTGCAGTCTTGCGATTGCAGCACTGATTTTCATCGTTACCTCCTCAGGTATTGCCCCAGTTGATCAGCGTGAACCCACCCATAGGGCTAAGAACACCATAGCCGAACCAGTTGTTTTTGGCGGCACTAGACATGCCGTCCGCGACCATGCCGGGTATATACTGGCCAGATGGATACCTCCCAACCAGCCTCCCCATCTTTGCGGCAACAGACATCGCCTGAAACGGATCTGCGGTCCAGTAACTGTGCCCGGCCGTTAGAGCGTGCGGGTTCGCCATCGTTACCTCCTCGGGTATAGCATGGCTTCATCAAGCCAGAATTTGTATTTGTAGTCGTCGATCAGCACTTGCCCGCGACTGTCGCTCTGATAGATAAAGGTCACCAGAGAAAGGATCTCTGGGCGGAACACCCCTTGGGACACTTCGACCATGGCGTCAACCAATGCACCATACCTTGGCATGTATTGCTCGTCCGGGTCCTTGAGGAACGGGTGTAAGTCCGTGACCCACACTGGCTTACCCCGCAGGTTAGGCTCCAATTCGATTAGGGCGAGTATGAGTGCGCGATCCAGCCCCGGCTTGCTTATTGGCTGTCCTCTTGGTGACATTACGGCAAGTCCATCGCGTTGAAAGCCCCAACACGAAGCGACGTTTGTAGCCTCCTCAGGTAAGACAGCCGCTCCTCCTCTTGGGTTTCATCCACGGCGGTCAGCGCCAGCACAGCGGCGATCTTGTCGGCCGATACGTTATGCTCGTATGCCATTCGTATCAACATCCGGCCCAGACCCATGGAGTGGAACCCCCCTATGGCTTCGCGCTTCTCCTCGTTTATTGGACTGACATCCTCCATCAACACGATCAGCGCCGCCGCCATAGCCTTGAACTGCTCGGGCAGCACAGGATCTTTTCGTGGTGTCATCCTTTTGATCCTAGCCACGGTTACCTACCGGGGTATCCCGTGTGGGCAACTTGGATTGCGGGAGTGCGCGCATGATCAGGTCATGCACGAGGTTCATATACTGCTTGTCCTCGCTGGTGACAGCCAGCGCGATCATACTCCACAGGTCTTCCCGTGTCATGATGTCAAGGGCGTGGCCGATAAGGTCGCTGATCATCATGTTGCTCGTCCGAATACCTTGCGGGGTAACCGGGCCAATGACACCGACCAGCAGCCATATGATGGTCTGCGAGGCACCTTCTCGCGTCATCCCCGACACAGCCGGAATATCTATCCCATGCTTCGTGCCGTTATAGGGGTAGGCAGGGTGGTGGCCCGGGTGTTTCACGCGAACGTGTCTACTTGGGCCTGCGGTGCGGTATACCCATGCACCATTGCCGCCACGGCAGTCAGCGTGTCCGCGTCGAACCACTTGCCCAACCCCCGTGCGGGGTGGCTGTTACCCGGCGCGGCAACCCAGCCCTTGCCCGAACGCTTGGCCAACCAGACACGGCCGCCAGCGTCATAGCAGATGTAGTTTCGGGGGATCAGCGGGTGGCGTACACAGTTCTCGGGCAGGCGCATTGGTTACCTCCTTGGGTTAGAAGTCGCCGCAGATACGCTGGACGCCGGTCCAAACGATCCGGGCAGCCGCGCCACCGACGGCATCGCTCACGATCTGGTGGGCGTCGAACAGCGGGGTGCAGGCCCACATGGGGAGTTGCTGGTCGTGCGATGAGAGCGCAAGCACCGCCATCGCCATTGCAAACACGAACATTTCACGCATCGTTACCTCCTCAGGTTAGCGACCGATGTCCAACGTGTCGCACGAGAACACCACACGGCTCGGGTGGTTGAACGCCACGCCGGGGATCAGTTGCAGCGGGTGCAGCGTGATCTTGCGGGCCTGCGCGTAGTCCATCAGGCGACCGGCCAGCGGGTCCAGCACACCGGTATTGACGACGTGGTGCGCCAACAGGCGACCCAGCAGGATCAGGTCATCATGGTCGATGATGGGGCGGGTGCCGTCCAGTGCCGTGCCCGGCAGCGGAAGCGTCAAGGTCTGGTCAACCATCGCTTACCTCTTGAGGTTATGTGGGGGGACGTTGGTCAGGGTACGTCATGAGAGCGCGTGATGTTGTCCCCATGTCATCTTTCGATGGTCAGGGCATCACGCGCTCGTTCACTTACCCGGCAAGGTATTCACGAACGCTCGTTCGTGTTACTCGGCGGTGATCATCAGCGGCTTGGTCACCACGAAGCCCATCTTGGTGGCGTCGGCCATGAATTTCGCCTGCGCCTTCTCGTCGTCGGTCACGGGCGGCACGTTGCCATCCAGCGACTTGATCCAGTCGGCCAGTTGCGCGGACGGGGCCGGGCTGATCGGGCAGGGGATGGTTTCCTCCAGCTTGCGGGCCGCCTTGTAGGCCGCGATGATCTTGTCCAGTTCGGCCTTTTCCTCGGGCGTCTTCTTCATCACGCAGGCGCGGATCTGGTCCTCGGTCAACTGGACCGTGGGTTCATTGACCTGTGCGCGGGCCACGTCCAGCAGGGCATCGAAGGCGGGCTTGACACCGGCCTTGGCTTCGTCGCCCCCGGCCTTCTCGATCTCGCCACGGATGCGGGCGGCGTCGACCATGAGTGCGGGGCCGTCGATGTCGGGCAGCATCCCCAGCTTGATGAAGGCGCGGAACTTGCTGATCTGCGCGGTGCGGCCATTCGATTTCGGCGCGGACACGTTCGGGTTCTGCGCGGCCACCTTGCCCAGACCGGCCTGATAGCGGTCATACAGCGCCTCGGCATCGCCTTCCAGCACGGTGCTGGCAAACGCGCCATCAACCAGAGCGGCGGCAGCCATCGGGCGGGCAGCGACACCCGACGCCTCGGCCTTGCCCAGATTGGTCATCATGGTGTTCATCTTGGCCAGACGGCCCTTCTCGTTGCTACCGTCCTCCCCCGAAGCCGTCGCGGCGGTCGTGGTCGTCAGTTGTGCGGTCGCGGTCATATCAATCTCCAGTTTGTGCGCCATGTGGGAGTGCGCGGGTTGAGGTCTTACTTTCGCAGGTAATCAAACAGTAATCAAGTCTGATCTTTCAGGTAGTCATCCATCAATCGGTCAAGGTCATCCTTGCCCGGGTTCGCCCTTGCCCGATTTATCCGGGCGACAACGGCACGTTTTTCCTTGGCGATGGCCGCCAGAATAGCGCGGGCCTTGCGCTGGTTTTCCTCCAGTTGCTTGAGCCGCGTTAGGTCGTTACCAAAAACCGTCACGTTTTCCTCCAGAGGCGTGACTGAAAAACGTCACGCAGGGTTTTGCCGCGTGACTGAAAAACGTCACGCCGCCATTGCCATGTGACAGGAAATCGTCACGCTTACAAGGCCAAATCGGGTCAAAACGTGACAGAAAAACGTCACGCGAACTTGACTTTGTAGAATAAGGTCGCGGAGTGCGCGATTTTATGCTGCAATTTCAATGGCTTGCGTTATTCTTTATTCTTCATGTTTTTTAGATTGAAGAATTAGAGTAGAGAGGGATGCGATGATGAAACGGCGTCGATCCGTGTCATTGGCGGAACCCAGCCCAACCCCATAATTCCTGTTTTGTAGATTAAAGAATAAAGAATTAGATATAGATAGAGGGTTTTTCTTGGCGTCACCCCCCTTTCTTACCCTAGTCTTACCGCCCGCTTACCGGAACATTACCGCAACATTGCATTATTACACTTTGTTGCCGTAACTTTAACTCTACAATGTAATGCTAGAGCAACATTCATGCAATAAATTACATGTTTGTTACCCCAGTATTACATGTTACCTGTGAGGTAATCAGAACGTCGGGGAAGCGGCGCGGGCGGCCCGGATCTCAAAGATCTTCTGGTTCTGGATGGCAGTGCGGAGTGCGCGACCAGCGGCACCAGTCGAGCGCGGCATCATGGAACCGGAGCCGACTTTCGACACACGGGACTGGAAGCCATTGTACTTGCCGGGCGGGCAGATCGTGACACGGCCCGTGTATTCCGCCTTGATACCCGACAAGGTAACGCTGGGGGCGGTGCGGGCGATGTAGCTTTCGCGGTCTTTCATGTCGAGCATGATGGCAGCGCGTTGACGCGACGCCTTTTGCTCCTTGGCTTGCATGTTACGGTCAGTCATCGTTACCTCCTAAGGTTAGACATTGCAGGGCTGGACACGCCAGCACTGGAAAGTCTAACCCCGGTGCACAGTTTGCGCTATGCGGTGGGGTCAGGCTTTAAGATCATGGTTTTCCCGTGGACCCCGTCACCGCACCGAGGGTCCGGGTTTTATACCGGGCCACATGGCCTTGGGGTCACACGGCGACAGCTTGCGCTGGACATTATCGGGTTGCCCCTAGTCGTGCCATGATCCGATAAACGATGCCTATGGCCTTGCTTGCGTGACAGCATGTCACCGTGGACAGGGCCGAGGTCTGTGATAAAGAGCGGTGGTCATGCCCTAGTTAGGCGGGGCACTTAGTCAGCAGGGCGTAACCGGATCTCATATCGCTGTCATTCCCTACACCCTAGTTAGACGGGGTTACCTGACGGGGTAGCCCCACCCCCTACTGGACAGGGGGGCAC